CTTTTAATACAGACACGTATCAAGCTGCAGGTATGGTAGACTTCTCAGGTACCGTAGGGGAGGACCACATCAGCTTAGGATAATGAGAGTCATTCTCATTAACTAGGTACTTTTTCTCAATAAATATTATGGTTGCTTATTTCTTATGACCTATTCAGTTACGTTGATTGATACAGCAGGTGATTCTACCACCTTTGACTGTGCTAAAGATGAATACATACTAGATAAGGCAGAAGAGGAAGGTGTTGATGCTCCTTACTCTTGTCGTGCTGGTGCGTGCTCTACTTGTGCAGGTAAGATTGTATCAGGTACAGTAGACCAAGAAGAACAGTCATTCCTTGACGATGAACAGATGGAAAATGGCTTTGTGTTAACTTGTGTCGCATATCCTACATCAGATGTTACAATACAATTGGGTGAAGAAGAGAACCTATAAACTTCAGCTCGAGACAGGAGAAGGATGGAGAACCCTCAACAGGTACCGTAATCTTTCTCCTGTTAAAGCTGAATTTTATGTAGAGTTATCAAGACTCTCTAAGGATCTTGTATCTAATCCTGTACCTATAAGGGCTGTTGAAAATGACTTCTAGTTGGAAAGCCGATTGGGGCAATGACACTATGAAATTGAGGCAGGAGACTCTTAAGATTTTAATGAAGAAGTTTCCTAAATATAATAAGAAGGTCTATGAATGTGCCGATGAGTGGTGCAAGAAGCAAGTCACAACAAATGGCTTGGTCGGATACTTCGAAGCATATTATTTACCAAAGACCACCGACGCTCCTTGCGACATATGAACTATCCAAAAAAAGTTTTTGATAAAGTAGTTACTTGGGACAGAAACCTAGCGAAAAAGTTCCAAGATAAGTTTAGTCTCACAGACTACCAGATGCTTTGTCTTTCATTCGCTAAAGGTTTTATTATAGGAGCTATTCTATTATGACAGATTCAAATTTTACTACGGAGACAGAACCTACTACTTACCCAGTAGCAGGTGATGGAAGCGTATTTACAGAGGGTGTATTGGAGCAAATCCATACACATCTACACGAACTTAATGCTAAGGTAGATCATTTGCTAGAGCATATGCATCAACCTTTACACGGTACCATTACTATAGATTCACCACCTAAGACAGAGGCAGGTAATGATGGGACTACCAGTAATGCCTAAAGATGATTGGTTTCCTAATCCTTTGGATAGTATGCCAATAGCAAGAGATGAGCCTCTTGATACTTCACCTTCGGAGATACAACCTCCTGGGGTGGATGAAGAAGAGGAAGAAATATCAATGCACGAGAAGATGTATCGGATGGCAACTGCCAGATACAATCCATTCTCTATAGGTGGTTCAGAGAACTGCCATTCAGATATTGACTGTCCTACAGGTGGATCAGAAGCAGCGTGGAAGGTACCACCTAGACCAGAAGAAGAAATATATGATGATTTCAACGATCCTTTTGGAGGGCGTTGACAAACGCTTAACATTTTGTTACTATAAATACCTTGGGTGCAAGGGCATCGTCAATAAGTCCCCCCGATGATACAATGGGGCTGAGTATAAGCAGCATATGTATCCCACCCATATCATACCCCAAACCAAGACCACGGGGATTCCTTAGGGATTAGTCTTATCATACAAGTAAAACCGCACTCTTTTTTCAATGACTACTCTGCAAAGACAGCAGAGCAGCCCGCTTAAAAATTGGGACGAGTTTTGTCAGTGGGTTACTTCCACAGACAATCGTTTGTACGTTGGTTGGTTCGGAGTCCTTATGATTCCTTGTCTTCTAGCTGCTGCTACTTGTTTCATAATAGCGTTCATCGCTGCTCCTCCCGTAGATATAGACGGGATCAGAGAACCAGTTGCTGGCTCTCTATTATACGGTAACAACATCATCTCTGGTGCTGTAGTTCCATCTTCTAATGCTATTGGAATGCACTTCTATCCCATATGGGAAGCTGCTACTCTTGATGAGTGGCTCTACAACGGAGGTCCATACCAACTAGTAATAATGCACTTCCTGATTGGTATCAGTGCCTATATGGGTCGCCAATGGGAGTTATCATACCGTTTAGGTATGCGTCCTTGGATTTGTGTAGCATATAGTGCACCAGTTTCTGCTGCGTTCGCTATCTTCCTCATCTATCCTTTCGGACAAGGATCTTTCAGTGATGGTATGCCGTTAGGTATATCAGGTACGTTCAACTTTATGTTCGTATTCCAAGCAGAACATAACATACTAATGCATCCCTTCCATATGGCAGGTGTTATAGGTATGTTTGGTGGAGCATTGTTCTCTGCTATGCACGGATCACTGGTAACATCTTCAATTATCCGTGAGACTACGGATAATGTATCTCAAAACTATGGATACAAATTCGGACAAGAAGAAGAGACTTATAACATCGTTGCTGCCCACGGATACTTCGGAAGACTCATCTTCCAGTATGCGTCCTTCAACAACAGTCGCTCTCTTCATTTCTTTCTTGCTGTTTTCCCTGTGGTTTGCGTATGGCTTACCTCAATGGGCATATCAACAATGGCATTCAACCTGAATGGGTTTAACTTTAACCAGAGTATCATCGATGCTTCAGGTAGAGTTGTTCCTACGTGGGCAGACGTTCTTAACAGAGCTAACCTAGGTATGGAAGTAATGCACGAAAGAAATGCACACAACTTCCCTCTTGACCTAGCTGCTGCTGAGGTTACCGAGGTTGCATTGCTCGCACCTTCAATAGGATGAAGTTGAACAAACCTTTGATGCACGTAAGACTGCATCAGTTACAATTTTTCTACTGGGATCCACGAATAGATCCTAGAGAACCTGAATACTGGAACCCCTCAGGGGGTTCCTTTTTTATGCTTGCTAGTATATAATAGTAGGATTAATACGATTGGTATGGACAAAGAACAATTCTTTAAAGACCTTCAAGACTGGGAGCGAGAGTACGCTGCTATGGATGTCGAGAGAACCAAGAGAGAAGAAGAGATCCTTAAGGGTGATCCCATAAGATCACACGAAGGTATGGTCTATGGTAGAATGTATGTTAACTGGAAGAAACGTAAAGGATATGAATAGATCTATTGATAGTGCTTTCACTACAGATATAGTACGTTACTCTATTGGATGTGATTTGCAACCAATACTAGATTTTGCTGACGGTACCGAGTATAATATAGGGAGTCTAAAGCAGACGATACACAATCGTCTTCACATACTACCACTCTTTAAAAGATTGTTCTCCCATATACAAGAGTGTTTAGATGATTACAAAGATCTGTACCAATATGATTGCTACAGAATTGAACCAGTATTATCGTGGATAAATGTTAGTACAGCAAAAGAAGAACATCACGAACACAACCATCCCAACTCACTTATCTCAGGTATACTCTACCTTAAGAGTTGTACTCCCACATACTTCTCATCACCCGCTAGTGCTGCTCGTACAGGTGTTGTTGTGTTTAACAATCATCCTATGACGTATGAGTCACAGGGTATAGCAGGTGATCTTATATTATTTCCATCTTATTTGGATCATTACACGGTACCTGGTGGTGAAAGATGTACACTAAGTTTTAATACTATGCCTAAAGGTTTAGTTAACCAAGGAACACTAATGGAAATGGATTACAGATGAAACATTCTACATACTATAGTGATGACGACAAGCGTGAAGCTTCCGTCCTCCAGAATAACTTCTTAGGCAAAGAGTTTAAAGTTATCTGTTGCACTTTTGATGGTGCTTGTAAGACAACGAAAGATTTCTTTACTCGTGCCAATAAGATACATACAGAACAGTTCGATACCTTACAAGAGGCAGAGGACTACGCTGAGGAGTGGGTACTACAAAAATGATTTATGATCTCATACCATCCAGTGATCCATTGCTACACGAAAAAATAAAGAAGTGTAGTTACAATTTGGATCGTAAAGATATTTCATTCACTTTGAATGAGAATATGTTGTACCATAATGGTGTTGGATTATCTGCAAATCAACTTGGTATTAAAGAAAGATGTTTTGTTATGATAAGATCAGAAGACATAGAAAATTTACAGACTCTTGTTGTTTTTAATCCTAAAGTTGTTAAGTATTCAGTGAGACAGGAGTTGATGGAGGAAGGATGTTTATCCTATCCAGATCTTAGGTTACCGATACGTAGACCATACAGTGTAATAATAAAATATGAGGACGCTGAAAAGAATATACATAAGACTAAAATGAGTGGCTTCATAGCGAGAGTATTCCAACACGAGTACGATCATATGGAAGGCATCGACTTTACACAAAGACAAGATGGCAAGTGACAAACCAATACCAGGATCCTAT